GCGGTAATGTGATAGCGGGTGATTATGCCGCCTGGGATAAGAAACTCAATGGTGAGACAATGCGCTCTTCTGGTCGTACTATAAATAAGTGGTACGATGATTCTCAAGAAAACCAGAAGGTGCGTACACTGCTTGTCGAGACATTTATTAATACCCTTGTAATAGGCGATTTATTGTATTTAGTCGACAGTGGTATGCCATCAGGCGTGCCAATAACATCAGTTAAAAACAGCACGTGTAATCTCATTGAATTGTTATCTGCTATTTATGAAATTCTCAAATCATTTCATCGATTAGATCTGTTCAAAGCGTCAAACTTTGAATTTGCGCTGTATGGCGATGATCATATAGTCGCAGTCCATCCAGACGTTCAACCTTATGTAAATTTTCGTCGTGTACAAAGGTACTTCGTTGAGCGCGGAATGGGCTATACAGATGTGTTTAAGAATGAATCATCTGACTTTGCATTTGAAAAGTTGGAAGAAGTGATGTTTTTGAAACGACGCTTCTGTCCAGACAATGATGGGTTCGTTAGAGCTCCATTGGAAATTGACTCAGTAGAAGATCATATAAACTGGGTCAAGAAAGGGTGGGAGCCTGTAGATGCTATGCAAGCAGGCTGGGAAACATTCGTTATTGAAGCCCACCAACATGGACCAAGCTATTTTTATTCTGTGGTCCCAAAAGTGAAACAAGCAATTTATGATTATTGTGATACATTCGCAATTGAACGACCTCGGTTGAACGATTCTTATGAGTTGCAAGATATTAAGTTTAGATCTGAATATTATAAGTGATAATGCTGATCGTCTTTTAAGGTTGTGTAAAAGGTTGAAAGAGAAATATACAATCGGAATGCGGCATTTATAAACATTTATCATCCTTTCCGTTATTTAGCGGACCCGCGATGTAAGCGGTTTCTCATTTCGTATCAAGATGGCTAGGAGGCCAAGCTTGATTACTAAGAATCTCCTGCGAATACTTCAATGAATACTGAAAACAAAATGAATACCAACAGCAATACGGAAGTTGCTGAGCAATTGTCTACAACAGACCATCAACAATTTCATGCATTTGATCAAAGAGAAGTCAATGAGGGAACTGTGTATTTAAATGAAGAACCATATCTCCCCAATCCAAAGTTAGGTATGGAAACTTCAGCATTTAATGTTCCAGATATTATGGGACAGCCAATCCATTTCCGTTCATCTATATGGGCATCTACATCACTTGCTGGTGCACAAATAGATAGTTTTGCTTATTCGGATATGGTTTCATCATCATCATCTATCCAAAAGATGCTTTTACAAACATTTACTTATTTTAAACCTGTATATAAAGTAAGAATAACCGTCAACGCCACTCGTTTTCATTGTGGCAAACTTTTTGCATTTTGGGATCCTTTGAATATTCTTGGATCCAGATCTGTTTTTGCAGGTGACATTTCACCAATTAATCAATGGTCAGCATCATGTATGCCTCATGCTATAATTGATGCTGCTGATTCAAACCCTGTCGAATTTACAATTCCGTATGAATATTTTCAATCGTGCCTTTCTACAGCGCGAGATGCTCAAGAATTGGGCTCAATGCGGATTGTGGTTCTTAATCCTCTGCAATTTCCAGAGGGATCCAGTGATAGTTTAGTAATTAATTATTGGATGTGGGCAGAAGAGGCAGCCCTTGATGTGCCAAATATACCTCATAAGATCTTTGCAACTCCCGTTTCTCAAAAGGCTAGCATTTATAATGATAAGGGAAGAAGAATTCCTAATCAAACTCATGGTCTTTTGAAGACTGTTACTGGTAAGTTAACTGATCTTAAAGGCACTGCCAACACTGTTGTGGGTGCAGTAAGCGATATTGCTTCTGGCAATATCCGAGGGCTTGCAAATAGAGTCCTTGACTTTTTCAATCTTGATAAACCTGCGTTAATTGAATCTCGTATAGGCAATCATCTTGCAACTGTTTCTCCTTTTTGTCATATGGTTGGATCTGATAACACTGTCCGTTTGTCTGCTGTGCCCGGTTCTGGTTATGTGGAAACGGATTATTCCGCTGCTCCCAAAGATGATATGTGCATTTCCTCCATTATTCAAAAGCCCTGTCTGATTGATCAATTTACATGGTCTTCAGACCAATTAATTAATACTCAAATTTATGATACAGTCGTGACACCTACTCAATATGGTCAGTCTGTATCTACTCCAAAAGGCACATTTTTCCGATTTTTCCCGACTTTATTCTCATATTTTTCATGGATGTTCGAACAATTTACTGGCGATATTATTTATTGCATAGATGTTGCAGCAACCCAATTCCATTCAGGACGTCTTGGCATTTATTTTTCTCCTGATGTTGCTGTTCAAGTTCTAACTCCTGAACCTATCACTAACGCAAACTCAAATTTACCGAATCTCGTATTTGATCTCAGAGAAACAAAAGAGATTACATTTAGAGTCTCATACAATGGTGTTACTCCTCGAAAACTTACAAGAAATGGTTTGCATGACGATCCAGTTCAGTTAAATGCTGGTAGTTATGCTTTGGGAAGAATAACTATTAGTGTCTTGAATCCACTAGCAACAACTGAATCTATTCCCAATAGTATTCAAGTTAATGTTTGGCAGTGTGCTGGTGAGAACTTTAAATATATGATCCCACGTGTGCGACATGATACAATGCTTTACGAAGATGCTGTTGCATACACGCCTCCTGCTAGTAGTGTTAGTCGACTTAGATCTATTTTTGAAACTCCAGGAATCTCAATGCCCTCCGATCAAGAAATTAAGAATCTCAAAAATCAAACACATGGGCTCCCAGAGCCCTTGGAAAATCAAATGGAAGTGAACATGCTTCCTAAGGAAGAAGAAAAGAATCTCATTAAGGCTCTTGAAAATCAGGAGAATAGAGATCTAATTCCAAATCAAACACACGCTGGTGAGCTAAATGACAGTGATGTGTTAGCTAGGTCCAATAAAGTTACAGCTCCAAATATTCTTAAAGGACCCAGCGGACTCAATATGCCAGACTTTTATAATGAAATTCTGGATGATGTGCGCGACCTCTGTCGTAGATATCGTTATTATTTATTTGGCAAACCTTCTGTGCCTCTCGAAACTGGTGGATACACCAAAGGATCTGTTTTTAATTTTAGTGTCCATCCAGATATACAATATATTGAGCCCACATCTACGCGTTTTGGAGCAGCGCACACATTTAGCACGCTAATCTGTAAGTTATATGCATTTTGGTCAGGATCTATGCGCTATAAGATAGTGCCTATAACATCTCGAAACACACCTTGCATAGCTCAAGCCACTTACACAATGGGTGAACCTGATCCATTGTTTGTCGCTAATGATGGACTGTATGATTTGACAGCATATGGAGGATATCCTCTGCATTTACAAAATGTTAGTCAAGATGCAGCCCTTGAAATAGAAGTTCCTTTTTATTCCATTAAGACGCAATTAGCAACTCAAACAACACTTAACGCCGCTGTATCAAATGATATATCTTATTATTCACCTGGCGCTGTTCAAGTGGCGTTAATTTATAATTCGGACGCAGCTCCGGATACCACAAAATATCTCCTGGCGCAAGCCATTGGAGATGACTTTGCATTTAGAGTTCTTGTGGCCCCCCCTAGCTTATATAATTATGCTAGTTAAGAATCTC